ATGCACGTTGCTTTGTCCGGGCGCAACTACCTGGATCGCGTGTGTGGCCATGGCGCGTGGAACTTGGCCGTGGCGGTGCATTCGTACATGCCGCTGCCACTAGAACTCCGCAAGGCGATTGCCGCCGGCACGCTGAGCGCAGCGGTTGGTGAGCGCTATCGCGCGGTGGTGCAAGTGGGCCTGGGCGGCTACGTCACTGTGGCGTTCGGCAACCACGTGTGGGGTCAAGCACACGAGGGCATGATCGCTCCCGCGAACCCGACCTTAAAGGAGGGGGCGTGGGTGCGCGGCCCGCGCGCGTTTTCCCCACAGCTCATGATGCCCAAGCCGCTCATGGTTATGGGCCCGATTATCAGCCCGTGCGAACTCGGGATGCCCATATCCTATGCTTGGAACGCTGGGGTGGAGCAATGGTGTTTGGAAGGCCGCCACTGCATGGACACGCCCTCCCCGGACCCTTTAGCGTTGGAGAGGTTCGCGCTTTTTAGCAAACGATACAACGCCGCCATCTATCGCCGCATGCGTGTGGACGCCGTCCCATTCGACGAGTGGCTCCGCGACTTCCCTCCGGCACGTCGCGCCCAGTTGGAACGGGCACGCGAGGAGTGGATGCGCGATCCATTCGTGGCCGTCAACCACGACGTGGCGAGGTTGGGCGAGCGGCCTAAGCGCTACGAGGCGACGCTCCGCAGCTTCTTCATCAAGGTGGAGCAAACGGCGCCTGGCAAAACTCCACGGGGCATTCAGGCCCTGAGAGACGTCGCGCTGGTGCCCGCGGGGCCCTGGTTCAAGGCGTTGCCGCGGGCGCTTGCCAAGTGTGCCAACGGGACACGCACTTGTGACGGCGTCTACGTGGTGTACGGGCTGAGCCGCACGAAGTCCGAGGCAATGCGCATCTCAATGCAGCTGGCCATCGAGGGGCACCCAGTCGCGCTGGTTTGCGGCGACGACGGGTGGGTAGCGCTGCGGGGGCGCGCCTACTCCTTGGACGCCAAACGCTGGGACGCGCACACCGGGCGGCGCCTGTTGCAGATCGGCAACGCCACGTGGAAGGACATGGGTTGCCCGCGCGCAGGCAGTCGGCTGCTCGAAGCGGGGCTGAAGCGACACGGATATTCGCGCGCGGGGTTGGAGTACAGCGTGGATGGCACGACCGGGTCTGGTGACCTGGACACCATTACCAAAAAC